ACTTACAACATTTAAAAGTGAATTACCCGTTACAGTTAAATTAGAATTGATTGTTAATGGTCCTGTTATAGTATCACCAGTTCGCGATACTCTATCCCATCCAATCGGTAAAATATTATTTGCTGTTGTTCCAGATGTATATAAAATTCCATCGGCAGTATTTAAAGCTAATTCGCCTAATAATAAGTCGCCAGCCGATGGAACTTTACCTGGAACATTACTTCTTTTAATTAAGAAAGTGGTTTTTCTTTGTGTCATATATATGACATTTTTATAATTCCTATATAGGATTATTTATTTTACGATTATATAACCGCTTATAAATAAATATACCTAAACTTACATTTAGATATATTTATTTATTCATTTATTTAAACAATATTTTTAAAATTAATAAGTACCGCCATCTAAAATATCAAATTCAGCCAATACTCTTACACCATTAATACTACCAACAACACCACTATCAGTAATAGATGTACTTCTAATTACAATATCATTCAATTGTGTAATCCAGCCCCTATTTGAATATCCTGTTGATTGTCCTGCATATTCTGTTACATCTGGAATTTCAGTTGATGTTAATCCAGTAAGGTTTTTCATCCTTACAATTTCTAAGTTTACATCACTATCTAAACCATCTCCATCTTGAATTGTCCATCCTGCTTGAATTGAACTTGAAGAAGTATTTCCAGTCGGATTCCAATTTAATGTAATATTTTTATCTTCAACATATAATTGTGATGTAAAAGCAGATACTGATTGACCAAAAATAGTTAAATCACCATATACAACTAAATCATTAGCAACATCAATATTATTAACACTTAATTTATTAAGCGTATCATCATATTCAAATGTAGATTCAGTTGTTAATATTCCAGAACCTTTTGTATAAACAACTCTATTTACACCTAAATCTGTAATACTTAAATCACCATTAACTGTTAAACCAGTTACAGAATTAATGTATACACTTAAATCTGGCTCATTATTTTGTGAAATGGTAAGTTTATTATCATTATATGTAAATGCAGTTACATATGTATCACCACTTGGGTCAAATGCTGATAAATCTAACGTAAAACCACTTAAGTTTCGATTAGTATCAAAATAAACTGTAGTACCAATAAGTGTAGCACCCGTTGTAAATTCATTACTAAAACCATTAATAGTTACATTTGGTTTATCATTATTATAACGAAGTGTTAATGTACCATCTGGTCCTGAATAAGAAACAGTACCACCAGTCACATATGAATCAACGCCTTTAATATCTGATATATCAGCTAATACAAAACCACTAGTAGTACCAGAAAGAAATTTACCAACTAAACCAGTACCAGTTTGATTATCATATTTTATAATTCTATGTCTAATTTTCAAATCATAAAGATTAGAACCTACTTCCCAAAATGTACTACCAGAATCAGATTGTGTCCATCCAGAAGTTGTGGAAGATGTAACTCCTGAAAAGTACATAATACCTTCAGCTGTATTAACAATAGGTTCACCAGCCAATAAACTGTTAGGTAATGGTCTATTAATTATACTGGTATTTTTTAATACATGTCTTACTTGTCTTTTTAACATAAAATACAAAATTTAATATATTTTTATTATAAATATTTTTATCTTTAGTAATTTCCACCTAATAATATATCATTATTAATAATGGAATTATCAGCTGTTATTTGTCTTAAATTTCCTTGAGAATCAATACCTAAATCCAATACTGGTGTTTCAATTTTTTGATTAGCTTTCCAAATTGTTGTATTTCCAGAATAAACATTTAATTCTCTAAATCTTTTATATGGTTGACCTATTAATATTGTATTATCTGTTTTTGGTACAATATCATTATGAATTGTAATTCCAGTTGAACAAGTATGAATATTATCAGTAAATAAATCAGTAATACAATTTCCAGAACCTCCAGTAAATAATAAATTTCTTAAATCTATTGTATATGCAGATAATTGGTCATTTCTACTAAAATACAATATTGCATCATTCAAAGTAACTGCAGTTGTATAATAATCATGTTTTGCTACTCCAGATAATTGACTACCATCACCATAATAAACTTTAGCACTAACATTACCATCGACATAAATATCATGACTAAAGTTTATGAAATTAATGTCCATTGTAATAGTAGTATTACCTCTATAACTTTTTACTTGGCTTGTATATAAAGCAGTAGAAGCAGTTAACGTTGATGGACCACCAGTAATGCTCAATGGCTCTAATATAAAAGTCTTGTTAATATTTGAATTACTATTAATACAAGTCATGATTATATCAAATTACCTAGCAACTGAAATTTTGCAGTTTTATTAATATCCCTATGAATTTTGATGCGTAATGTTTGACCTGCCATCGCAACAAATGGCACTTCTACTGTTTTACCATCAAGTAATAATTCTACTGAAGTAACATTATTTATTATATTAAGTCTTAAAAATCTATAATTAAAATCTATTTTGGTTGAAAATTCTGACTCTGACATTGGTTTAGCAATTACAGTAAATGTTACTGTTTTATTGTTTTCATTTGAATTAATCACGATTTTTGGGGAGTTGTTTAATGATTCCGAAACCTCAGTAAATAACATTGTTCTATCTATTGCAGGTACAACTTCAAATTCTTTTTCATCCATGATATATCCTTTGAGTAAGACCTCAAATAATTGTACATAAAATTTACGATTTTCAAAATCATCAATATTACTTTCATCACCAATATTCTCTAAATGTAGTGGCATTGGGTGTTCATTAGGGTTAATATAATGTTGTCTAGACCTAAATATTTGCTGTATTTTAGTATTGAAGCTATTAACCTCTCTCATTTTATTTGAAAATATTCTTACTTCATATGTAATATCAACCGAAACTGGTTGTGGAATTTTATACACATCAATACCTTTTCTTACGCCATCCCAACGCGGAACTTTAATATAAGTAAATGTAGGACGACCTGGTATATTCCATAATCCTTGTTGATTACTTCCTTCTTGAACATCTGGTTTTCTTACGATTGTAATGAATGGAACACTTAAATCTTTAAATTCACCAGTAAATTCCCATGTTCTTGCCAATTCAGCCCATCTTTGAATTGTAAGGAAAATAACTGGAATGGTTTCACCATTAACAGAAAAATTAACTTCTTTTTTAATAAAATCTATAAAACTAGCGTCCATATCTTCATACATAACTCCCCTAGGCAAATAACTAGCTTTGTAGTTAATCGCGTCCAACATCTCTTGTCGCCTTTCCACTCCTACTTTTTGCGGATAAAGCTTTATATTTTTTCTAAACCCTTTTGGTACGCCCATATTATAACACTTTTAGTACATGTTTTAAAAACCACGAAATTCTGATTTATCAACTGGTGCACATAAAATTCTTCTATATGCTCCTTTATAACCAAGAATTGTGTTTGAATTATTATAATTCTTTATTCCGTCATTAACAACACTAAAATATCTCATTTCAGATTCTGTAACTTGATATCCTATATAATCGCCATAAGTAATATCAACACCAAGTTCTTCTAAATGTTTTTGATAAATAGTTAGCGTTAATTGTCCGTCTTGCAAATATCTTAAACTTCCATCAGAATTATAGGTTTTATTCTCTGGTTCCATAAGATTAACCAAACACTTAATTTCAACTGGTGGTAGATAACGAATTCCATCCTTAACAGTTTCTCCATAAATGCTATCAGTTTCAGTACTAATCCTATCTACTCTGAATAAGATTACAGTCATATTCAAATCACCTTCAAGATATTCGCGACCCATTTCAATTTCTAAATCAAAATCTTCACCAGAAAAGAATTTATCTGCTCTATTAATCGGTACTTTATTTTGACCCATAATTCGTTTTTTAAATAAATATCTAAAAAACAATATTAAACCAAAATAAATTAATATTTTCAATAATTTAGATAATAATTAATTTTAATTTAATATTTGCTAAAAAATTATTCATATATATTTTTCAAGTTCTTTATTTATTTTATTAATTTGCTCATTAATATATTCTGTAAGATAATAATCTTCATATTCATTGGAGTTATTTTCTTTAACTTTTTCTAGCCATTCCTCCAATGCTTTTTTTTCGTTTTCTAAACTTTCTTTACTCATAATAAACCAATTCATATTTCATTATTGTTTAAAACCAATTAGTAAAAAATGAACTTTGATATAAATATATCAATAATTTAGATAAAAAATAAAGTTGATTTTTTGATATAAATAACTATATTTAATATTATGATTAAATTGGATGATATTAAGGATAAATCAGCTCTTGAGTTATTAAAAAGTTATAAGGGTAAGAATCCTTATATTTTATTAATGCAAAAGGAATTTAACAAAAATGGTAAATTACGCTTAACTGAAACCCAATCAAAATATATCATTGATAATTTCAATAAAGAACCAATTAAAATAAATCGAATTATAGAAATTTCTGAATTTCTAGGAGAAGAACTAAAAAGAAAAGAAAATTTATCTTTTACGCCAAAACGTATATTAATTCAATATATACTCGCAGAAACAGAAAAAAGTTTACATATTTATGGAAAGGTAAAACAAAATCAAGAAAAATCTAAAATGTATTGGGTCCCAAAAACTCAACTAATTGATGACCCTTATCTAGAACCTATCAATATTGATGTTGATTTTCAAAAATATATTGACCTTGATACTTTGCATAGAAACCCATATAATCATCAAAAAGAAGGTATTAAATTTTTATTATCAAGAAATGGATGTATTTTGGCTGACGATATGGGGTTAGGAAAAAGTTACCAAGCAATTATTGCTGCATTAGAATCTGGTGTAGAAAAAATATTAATTGTTTGCCCTTCTAGTGTTAAAATAAATTGGGAACGAGAAATTAACATGTTTACAGACCATACTTCAATTATTTCTGGTAGTAAATGGAAACCAAATAAATTTACAATTATTAATTATGATATTTTAAAGAACTTTCATTCTTTAAACAAAAGGAGAGGCAAAAAGGAAAAACCAACTGACCCTGTAATTGAATTTAAACAAGAAATTGCTAATCATAAATTTGATTTATGTATTATTGATGAAGCACATTACCTTAAAAACCCAAAATCGATTAGAGGCAAAATAATGTCCGACTTATGTATTAATCATGGAATAAATAAAGTATGGCTATTAACTGGAACACCAATTGCCAATCGTCCTATGGACTATTTTAACCTTTTAAAGATAATTAAAGCACCTATAGCTGATAATTGGGTATTTTTTGCTAAAAGATATTGTGCTGGAAAAAAGTTCTTTAAACAGCTTCAAAATGGTCAAAGAAAGCAAATATGGTTAACTGATGGTGCAAGTAATTTAGATGAGCTTTCAAATAAAACAAAAAATATCATCCTAAGAAGAAAAAAAGAAGATGTTTTGGATATGCCAGAAAAAACCATTATACCAGTACTTCAAGAATTAAGCAAAAAAGCTTGGGAACAATATGATAAGTTATGGGATGAATATATTGACAAAAAAAGGGAAGAAGCAGAAAAAAATGGAATAGAATTTACGGATGGGACATTACAACGTGATTTAATTGAATTAATTCTTCTAAGACAATTCATTGCAATGGAAGCCATTCCTTATACAATAGAATTAGCGGAAAATGCAATAGAACAAAATCAAAAAGTAATTATATTTACTAATTTTACTGATGAATTACTTGAATTGCAAGAACATTTTGGTAATGAATGCGTTGTACATTACGGAGCATTATCCACAAAAGAAAAACAAAATGCTGTCGATAATTTTATGACCAACCCAAAAATTAAGGTTTTTATTGGTAATATTAAATCTGCTGGCGTAGGTATAAATCTAACAGTATCAAATATTGTGATATTTAATTCATTTGATTGGGTACCAGGAAATAATGAGCAAGCCGAAGACCGTGCTTATCGTATCGGACAAAATAATAACGTAACCGTTTATTATCAATTATTTAAAGATACTATTTCTTTAAGAATGTGGAACATTTTACAAAATAAAAAAGAAATTATTTCTACTATAATGGGTGATACTCCTATAAAAGAAATATCAGAAGAAGAAAGAATGATATTAAATTACATAGAACAATTAAAAAAAGACGAAAATGAAAAAGGTTAAGGTTTTTTACATCGAATATTGCCCATATTGCAAAAAACTTATGGAAAAACTTGATGAATTAAAAATTCCATACGAAAAAGTTAATGTTAATACTGAAAAAGGTGGAAAAGATTTTCTAAAATTATATAAATTAACTAAAAGTGAAAACATACCAGTTATAATTGTTGGTAATCAAGTTCTAGTACCTGAAATTTCTTTTTATGATATTAATACTGCTATAAAAATAATCGTAGAATTGTATAATAGCTAATATTCAGTAAAATTAGCAATAAGAATATCACTTTTTTATTATTTAGTTAAATATTTATAATAAAAACTATTATGGGTCCAACATCAGAAGAACGCGAACGTTTATATAGACAAGTTATAATTCATATGATAATGTTCCACAATCATATATTCTATTAATTCCTCTTTCTAACATTATTTCATGTTCTGTTTTATTTTTGGTATCAAATCCTTCCTTTTT